CTATCCGTTCGTGATAGAATTTAATCTCATTATCACACCTTCTTTGAATAAAACCAGCTTCAGTTTCCACAAAGAAATCTTTAAGCACATTTTTAATAGCATCCTTTTCATCTTGTGTCCTAGCAGTAAGTAATCGGAATATTTTGTCTATATCTAATGGGAGTGGTTCTTCATTAAGATAATATTGATCAAGCAGTTGATGATAACAACCATGCTCTAACAAGGTTAGATGGCCTGTGTCAGCTCTGTAATCTGATATATTGTGTTGATAGTAATGCAATTAGCTTCCCTTCTTTTATCTTGTCTTTTTTATTATTAACCAGTTTTTAGGTTTCGCGCAAGTATTTTTGTATTATTTTTTGACCTTCCTCAAATCCATAGGCCACTTCAGCACCATAACCCATTGATTCTGCTAAAGTAAGGAACTGTTCCTGGTTTTGTTGTAATCTTGCACTTTTATCCTTCTTCATCTCTATAAATAGCCCATGAAGGCCATTTGCTGGAATCATAAGGAACAAATCGGCCACGCCTGCGGTAACCCCCTCTTGTTTAAGTTTAATAGCCGTTCCGATATGCCTAGCACCCCCGTTTGGGATAGCCCATAAACATTTGGCCATTAATGGGTATTGAAGCCTAAACCATTTAATAAGCAAAGTCTGTGCCAGGTGTTCATTATTTTTCATAAATATATTTAAAAAAGCTTGAAATAATTATTGATAGGTATATATTAACACCTAGCAACACAATATTAACGAAACTTAAAGGAAACTAAAATGGAAACAGTAAAATTAACACTTAACCAAAGCCAACTTGCAACAGTAATGATTGCAGTCAATAAAGAGCTAGAAAATGCTCGCAAAATAACAGACCAAGAATTTAATAACGAATCAACTAGAACTTTAATGCAAAAGAATTTAAAAAACTTTGCTGATTTAAATAATCAATTAGGTTGGATTGCTTTTGAGTTGCTAAAAGGCAAAACTTCTTTTAATATAACTAAAGGGATGGCATAAGCCACCCTTTTTTTAAAGGAAACGATATGAAACTACTAACCGCACTATTAATAGCACTACCAATCGCTTCATTCGCAGGCGAATCACCAAAGCTTCGTTATAATTGGGTTGAAAACAAATATAACTACGCCCCTAAAGATGCCAAGCTTAAATATAATTGGACTGCTGACAAATACGAATTTGTTGCACCCAATTCAAAACTCAAGCATAATTCGCAAAGTGGTAATTACGAGTATGTGCAAACACAAATTGATCCCTATAAATCAGAAATTGAATAAGAAAGGATAAGACAAAATGAAAAAAGACTTAATTCTTGGATGTATATTTGCTACGGCATTTTGGGCTTGGTTTGCTATTTGCCTTTATATCTTAACTCCAATGGTTTTTGAATGGTTGGGTAAATAATATGTTGCCAAAACAAGAAGATGGGTTTAAAATACCCATAAATCAACAAGTTACTGGAGCTTCTATGAGCAACCAAGAACAAGAGATGCAACACAAGATTCATATTCGCACCATGATGAATCCTGATCCTGATTTTTTAGACCTAGAACCTCATATCTCTTTACAAGAGCTTATTGAGCATCATATTACTTTTAATGCCGAAGTCTTTTCTGATTTTTACGATGAAGTTACAATTCAAAATCAAGTAAAGAATATTCTTTATGATCGTAAAGATGATAAGATTGGCCGCATTAAAGATTTATACGATGCGGAAATTAAAAGCATTGCAAAGTTTATAGCTGAAAACTATGAAACAAATACTTTTGCGAAATGGGCGTATGAAGATACAATATCGCATGTAATTTAACGAAACTTTTTAGGACAAGATAAGATGAAAACATCAGATAGCATTAAACATATAGCTGAAGCTTTAGTAGCGGCGCAAAAAGAAATTAGATTTGCCGTTAAAGATTCAACTAATCCTCATTACAAATCCAAGTATGCCAATATTAATTCAGTTATTGATGCCGTTAAAGCGCCACTCAATAATAATGGTATTGCTATCCTTCAATCATTAAGCCCTTCCGATGATAATAAACTTCATCTAACCACTCGTTTATTGCATAGTTCGGGTGAATGGCTGGAAGATACTGCCGTATGTCCTTTACAAAAACAAGATAGCCAGGCATTAGGTAGTTGCGTTAGTTATATTCGCAGATATTCTATTTCTAGTTTTCTTGCTCTTTATGCTGACGATGACGATGGCCAATCCGCAGTTCTTAATGCCGCAGATTATCTTCAAAGAATTAATCAATCTGAAACTTTAGAAGAACTCCAGGCAAATTATAATTTTGTAATGGGTGAAGTTAAGAATGATCGCACCTTATCTAAAATGGTTATTGAAGCTAAAGATAAAAGAAAGGCGGAGCTATGAAAAATATAGAATTAAGAGATTACTTTGCGGCCCAAGCTATGTTAGGTCTTTTATCAAATCCAAAATTAGAAAAAAGACTTATTGATGCTGGCGGCGCTATGACAGGATGGATCGAAATTAATGCCTATGCTTATGCCGATGCAATGATAGAAGCTAGAGAAAAGGATTGCTCATGATTGACGGATCAAGAAACAGTAATTTTTACGGAGTAAAGCTACCTTATTCAGATCAAGAATTAATGGCTATAGAAGCTCGTAAAACAAGAATAGAAGCCCTTAAAAGAAAACTTGGTGATAAATACTTATTAGCCCCTCTTTATGGCAAAATTCAAAGCCCTAAATTATGAATAGAATAATTAGGGGTATAGAGCAGGGATCACCATCCTGGATGGCTTTAAGAATAGGCCGCATTGGTGGTAGTCGTATCTGTGATCTTTTAACTGAAGGTCGAAGTGGTGCTGAATCTTTAACTAAAAGAAAATATAAGAATGAGCTTATTAGGGAAAGATTGACAGGTAAAAAATTAGAAACTTATAAAACCCCTGCAATGCAAAGAGGAATTGATTTAGAGCCAATGGCTAGGGCATGGTATGAAGTTAAATATAATACCTTTGTGGATCAGGTAGCAATCGTTTTACACCCTACTATTGAAGGTGGCCAATGCTCGCCTGACGGATTAGTTGATGCAACCAATTCCTTAATTGAAATTAAAATACCCAATCCTGAAAACCATTTAGATAATATCCTAACAGGCGGTAAACAATTAGAACAATATTATGACCAGGTGCAATGGCAATTAGCTTGCGTGCCTGGTTCTAATGGAAATGAAAAAAGAGAATTTTGCGACCTTGTATCTTATGATCCTGATATGCCCGATCATTTACAAGGATTCGTAAAGCGTATTTATCGAGATGATGAATACATCCAAACCATGCAAACTGCGGTGATCGCCTTTTTGTCTGAAATAGAAACTATCGTTAATAACTTAAAGGAAATACAAAATGGCAATAACCCATGATCTAATCGCTAAAACAGGCGAGTATGTAAACAAAGAAGGCGAAACAAAAGCTCGCTGGACTAAAGTCGGTGTGGCAATGTCGAATAAACAAGGTGGCATTTCACTTCTCATAGAATCTATTCCTGTCAATTTTGACGGCTGGGTAACAATGAGAGAACCGCAACCTAAAGCTGAAGTAACTTCAATAAATGGATCAGATAAAGCTGACCTACCATTTTAATGATTTTCTTGAGGTTTGTTTTCACTCAATATGAAACAATAAGTTTATAGAATGAAAATTCTATATAACTTTAGGAGCTTATTATGTGGACTACACCTTCAGCAACAGAAATGCGTTTTGGCTTTGAAGTAACTATGTATGTAATGAATAAATAGTTATTTTAAATAAGGTGAATAGCGTTCTTCAGAAAAACTTATCCACCAATAATTAAGGGGCTTTATGCCCCTTTTTTATTTAATGTAATGATCGCCTGTATTATCATTAAGGCCAATCATATCAATCTTATCTTGATCCCATGAAGTTGTTTCATCGGAATCATAATAGCGTTCTTCATAAAGTTTATTCTTTTTATTGCCCCAAATCTTTTCGTAATTCTCGTCATACAAGTTTTTTTGTTTAAGTTTATTAGTTGAACCTTTACCTGCTTCACTATATTTATTTGCCATAATTTTCCTTTACCCAATTAGAAAAGTTAATTAAATCTTCTTTATCAGCATTATGTTTCATTGTATTAGCTTTAGATGATATTACTTGAATGTTGCCTTTTGTATAACCTTTAGAATTATCTATTCTATCAAGGCTAGGACTTAAATCTCTATTTCCATCAACCGATTTTTTTAAGGGAAGTCCAAGAATAGGACAAATTTTAGGGATAACTATGTCTGATACTTCTATATCAAACGCAATACCTTTAGTTTTTGCTCGGTGTTGCGCTTGTTGAAATAAATTTTTTTCGCGATTGATTGCCTTCCAATCTCTTAAATACTGACATCGATTGCTTTTGTCTTTTAAAGGCATCGTTTTATTTTTTAATTTTTAAACGCGCCCACTCATAAATTCTAATGCAATACCAAACTATTGATAATAAAGCCGCTATTGCTGGTAAAAATTTCATTACTGCACCAAGAGCAGTAATTCCCGAAACTGTATCTAATAAATGCTTTGTATGTTCTTCCATATTCATTTTCATTTCTTTCTACTAATTGATAAGATGCTTTTCAATAGCCAAATAAAGGCTACCATCATTGTTGCCGCTAGATATATAAGCAACAGAGCCATCAGATAGTAAAATAACCAAATAATTTTTACCATCGAAGTAATCAGCGCCAATATCTTTGATTGTTTTATTTTGTAGAAAATCGAAATGATCGTCAATGGTATCATGGAAATCTTGCATTCAAACTTTCTATCACTATTTCAGGACTGACAAATTTGTTAGCATCATGTTCCGTTTGTTCCCACCATAGGAATTGGTTTTGAACCAAATTGTTTCGATCCTTTATAAGATTAATATTTTCAGGGTGTCCAAATATTAAAGGGTCAGAAACCGACCACAATACTATACCATATTTTTTCTTATCCCAACCAAAATGTTGAAAAAAAGAATCGCAACTTATCCATGTTTTGCATTCATTCACAAGGCTTTCAAGTTCTTTTAGTGATAAGTTTTTTCTAAAATCATCAACTAATTGTTCTTCACCTTCTATTCCTACTTGAACTATTGGTTCTTTAATTAGTCTAATAAGTTCCTTCCAATAAGGATAATTTTTTGCATTTGTTTTACCGCTTCTTAAAGCTTTAGAATAAGGACTAATAATAATCATATATACATTTTTCTATAAGCATTTTCTAAATTGTCAGTCCATTTCCATTGCGCCATTTTTCTATAAATATTCCATTGCTCTATATCACCAAATAAAACTTTAGCTTCAGCAATAGAACGACCAGGCACTATGTCAGGATAGCAAGTAAATACTTCCGCATTTGTAATGTCAGGCATTACATGACTAAATACAATATGATCGCCCATGCCGCAGTTAAGCACCACAATCTTTTTATCTTTATAAGCAATTGTATTTCTAAATATTAATTCATCTTGCTCATATAGTTTTTGATTTGTTTCTGATCTGATACCACCATTAGGATTTTTAAGATGCCAACTAACTGCATTAGGAACTGCAAGAATTTTATACCCTTTTAGGTATAAGCCATAAGTAAATAAAGTTTCTTCCCGATGTGCTACTCTTGAAAGCCCTGTGTTGTAATCATGCACCCCAGCTCGATAAAGAAAAGAACAATGAAGATGCTCAACTTCTTTTACTTTATGAATAAATGACCATTGAATATTAGGCTCTGTATCTATATTTTCTATTTTGCCTGTAGGCCTAAAGCTTTCAAATCGTAATGGCGGCGTTAATATTGCGCCACCTACTGCACCTACTTTTTTGCTTGTATAATTAAATAAAGTTTGTAAGACATTTGGTTCGGGTATTGCGTCATCATCAACGCGCCATACCCAATCAAAACCCATAGTGTTAGCCATTTGATGAATATGATGCTGACCTTTTTTGTGAGCATAAATCCATTCCCATTGAATGCCTTTAATATCAAGCATTTGAAAAAAGTAACTATAAACCAACTCTTTTCGCATATCTTGTGGCTCATCATTGTCATCAAAAATAACAAGTTTATCAACCTTTTTTGTCTGATTAATTATAGCGTTAAGCGTTAAAGGTAAAGTAGTTTGATAACGACCACGAGTGGCTACAGAGCAAAGAACTTTATCCACGATCCCACCGCATAATCATAAGATTAAATTTATTTTTGTCATTAATTTCGGGTAAAGTTTCCGAAATGTAGCCATGTTCGTTAATATAGTTATATTGAAAGTCGGGAAAGTGTGATTCGTTTAAGCCATGAAGCTTATGATGCTCGCCCCAAAAACCTACAGGCTCATTATGCGGAGTAGTTAATAAAAGGCGTTTGCAATGTTGTTTAAGTTTTTGTGCCATTTCAAGGCCATTATCAATATGCTCAATAAATTCAAAAGCAATTATGGTGTCATATTGCGCTAAAGGATAGGTGTTAATATCAGCGTTTGTAAAAGATGCGTTTAAGCCCCATTCCTGTTCGCGTGCGACACCAATAATAATAGGATCGTAATCTAAACCTATATAGTTTGAATCATTTGGAAGAAATTGTGAGCCGTAACCTGTAGAACAACCTATCTCAAGAATATTCTTGCCTAATAGATTGCGGTTAGCCCAAAGATAACGAGTGGCTTCTCTAGGGTAAACTGGATCACCTTTTAGAAAAACCGCCCGCTCATAATTGTTTGTTAGTAAATATCTGTATTGATTTGGATCATACTTTTTAAAGTATGCCAAAGCATCTTGTATTGTCTTGTCCATGTTAATCCTTTAAATTGGATACACTAAATCTACCTTGCTTGATGTCGCTGGCGCGGTTACAAATACAACTGTTGTTCCATTTGATACTGTAACATCAACTGCATTTACCATTTGAACCCCCTGACAAAATACTTGTATTTTTCCTGATGTATATGTTTGTGTTGTAGTAAATGTTGTTTGTGCCGCGCTAGAAGTAAATTGATCATAAATCATCTTACTTGTAATGCTAGGCGCACTTCCACTATAGCCTGAATATCCTGAAAAACCTGAAACTCCGCTACCTGAATAACCACTTATTCCACTACCTGAATATCCACTAAAGCCACTTGCTCCGTTAGCTCCACTAAAACCGCTATAACCTGAAATGCCTGAAAAACCGCTTATGCCACTATCGCCGCTATATCCTGATATTCCTGAATAACCACTAAAGCCACTAACGCCTGATCCACTATATCCACTAACACCTGATCCACTATATCCACTAATTCCTGAAAAGCCTGATATGCCACTATCACCTGAATAACCACTAATGCCACTATCACCGCTAAAACCTGAAATACCACTATGGCCACTATAGCCTGATATGCCACTAAAACCGCTAAAGCCTGATATTCCACTATAACCACTATAGCCCGATACACCATTAACAAGAGCAAATATTAAATTGTGATTATTTGCAAAGTTTGTTGTTCCTGTGCCTGCACTTGAAACTAAAGCAACAGGATAAGCCCAATAAGAAGTTGCACCGCCAGGATTGTAATTAACAGGCGTTCCATTAATAACCCATGTTTGAGAATTAACACTTGAGTTTGCATCTTGAATAACAAATTCTTCAGTTTGTTGTAATAAAGATAAATAAATATCTATATCAACATTGTTTTCATTAAGGTGTGAAACATTAACTATAGTTGAACTTATTTGAGTTGCATTATCCCAAGTAATAGCACCATCGCCTGGATAACCTGATAATGATCCTGTGTTTGCATGGTATTCAAAAAAGCTGGATGATGATCCAGGAATGCCACTAAAGCCGCTATAGCCACTATAACCTGATATACCTGAATCGCCGCTATATCCGCTTATACCACTATCACCGCTAAAACCGCTAATACCGCTATCGCCTGAATATCCGCTAATACCGCTATATCCTGAATCGCCTGACATACCGCTATCGCCACTATAACCGCTAAAGCCTGAATAACCGCTTATACCTCGTGAAACAAATATAGTCCAAGAAGTAGGATTAATATTTGGTGAAAGGCCAAAAGGCGCAACATTTAAAATTGCAATATAAGTTTCATCAGCATAAGTAACAATGTCATTAATAATATATGCGGCATTGTAATCCCACACTCCTTGAAAATATAATCCAATACCTGAATAACCTGAAATACCTGAATCGCCGCTATAGCCACTATAACCGCTTATACCTGATTCGCCTGACCATCCTGATATACCGCTATCACCTGACCATCCGCTAATGCCGCTATCACCACTAAAACCACTAATGCCACTATCACCACTAAATCCACTAATACCGCTATCACCTGAATAGCCGCTTTCACCACTATATCCGCTTTCACCACTATAACCACTATATCCACTTGTGCCTTCACCGCTATAGCCGCTATATCCTGATTCACCTGACCATCCACTAATTCCTGAATCGCCACTAAAACCACTGATTCCTGAATCGCCACTGTAACCGCTTATGCCACTGTCGCCACTATATCCACTAATACCTGAATCGCCACTGTAACCGCTTATGCCACTATCACCTGAATAACCACTTATACCTGAATCGCCACTATAGCCACTAATACCACTAACACCACTAGCACCTGAATCACCGCTATATCCTGAAATACCACTATCGCCTGACCAACCTGATTCACCGCTATATCCTGAAATACCTGACGCGCCACTATCACCGCTAAAGCCACTTATACCTGAATCGCCACTATATCCGCTAAAACCTGAAATACCACTAGCGCCAGGTGGCCCTACAATTTGACCTACATTAATCCAAGATGATCCATCCCATACATATAAATCACCATTAGAATCAACAATGTATGCGTCATTTATATTTGCGCTTGGTGGTAAAGCCGCAGGATTAGCAACACTTCCAATAATATTAATTGATGTGCCTTGTTGTCCGCTATAGCCTGAAAAACCGCTATAACCTGAAATGCCTGAAAAACCGCTTATGCCACTATCGCCGCTAAATCCTGAAATTCCTGAATCACCGCTAAATCCTGAAATACCACTATCGCCACTATAACCACTATAGCCTGAATCGCCGCTATATCCGCTTATACCACTATCACCTGAATAGCCACTATTGCCACTATACCCGCTAATGCCGCTATTTCCACTAAAACCTGAATAGCCGCTATACCCTGAAATTCCACTAAAGCCACTTCCGCCTGCTCCACTAAATCCTGAATAACCTGATAGACCGCTATAGCCTGATTGCCCAGCAGTTAAAAGTTCAACTTTTAAATTATTTGAATCAACAACTTCTATTTGATAATTAGCCATATTAGTTTACCACCCCGTCTGATCTTACTAAAAATAATAAAAAGATAATCATATCTTGAGCGGGTGTTGCTCCTACTGCTGGAAATGAAATTTTAATTCTACCTGAAAAACCAACGCAAGGATCAGCATTAATATCTAATTGAGGATCAGAGGAAATAATTGACCATGTTGATTCATCTATTTCTAAAGTAAATGTGCCTAATGCATCAACGCGATTAGATATAGTTAATGAAACAGGTGAAGGCGGTGGGGTGTAGTCAGCTATGTCAAAAGTTAGGCCATAACGACTATCGCGAATATTGCTTAATTGTCTGCGAATAATGGAAGCATTAATAGTAACTCCAGTAAGATTAACTGGCGTTCCATCGTTGCTAAAAGTTAAATTCCAAAAGGTTTTTTGATCATATACAAGTTCGCCAGCAATGATTTCATTATCAAAGCCCGACACTTGTTGAAGTGTATTTTTATTAAAGATAGCCATGTTTTCCTCACTAGGTAAATAACGCAAGCATCTCTCTGACGCAATGCGATGGTCTTATCTTGTTTTATAAAATTAATATTTATGTTTAAAAGGTTTATAACTACAAAATTGAACCATTGAAACTCTATAATTATCTTTTTCTACTTCTAAAGGCAATGCTTCATGCAATAAACTTCCTGCAAAAATAATCATTCTATTTTCAATACATTCTATTTCTTCATCATATTCTGTTAATTTAAAATTTCCACCTTTAAAAGTTCCTATGGAAAAAAATGTAATTGCGGTTAAAGGATTGGCATCATGATGACTTTTATAATAATCTTTATCTTTATAAAAATTAATTAATGTTGTATCGCTATTGCAATAACTAATATGGTCATACCAACAATTAAATTTTTTTAATTCATTTACAAAATTTGTATCAAATAATTTTCTATTGGCATATAAGATATTAGATTCATTTCTATTTTTAATATAATGATCGTCTAAAAATAATCCTAATCCCTTTTTTTTTCCTTTTGCCGCACCTGTATATTTTGGTTTTTTTATAAATGGCAAAAGTTCGTTTAATTCTTGTTTTATAACTTTAAGTTCTTCAGGTTCATAAAAATTGTCAATAATAAAATAATTTAATGGGCCTTTTACAACATAATTAATTAACATTAACTATTTTTTTTGCCAAATTGGTTCGGGCATTGTAGGCCAATCTAAATTTCCTTCTTGCGGATTATTTACATATACTTTAACAATATTTTGATAATCAATAAATTCTTGTTGATTTGTTAAATATGGATTGCTAATATTAGAATCTGCAAATATAGGTTCAATTGCCCATTCTGTTTCTTCTAATAAATTAAGCGCTCTTTTTCTATTTTGTAAAATAGTTGGTATTGATATTGGCATTGGTTCAATTTTTTGTGTATTAGGATCATACCAAAATTGATCTGCTATTACATCATCAGCACAATCCACCCAAAAAAGATCATTAGCAACTTCAAATATATTATTTAAATCTTCTACTTGAGCTACTCTGTAACCTGATTCTCTAGTTTCAATTGTTGATATTAATGCTTTTTTCATTTTTTATGTTTCCTTTTTAAGAATATTCTTGAACTATTACAACTCCACTAGCACCTGTGCCTGTTCCAGCATTATTTGTCGTTCCATTAGAAGCCGCACCACCACCGCCACCACCATATCCATTACCATTAGGGCCAGCTATACTTGTATTTGTGCTGACGGCATTATTTGCAGTAGTGGTAGAAGCAAGTGGGCCAAAAAAAGAAGCTCCACCATAAGTTGCAGTATTTAAACTAAAATTAAAAAAACCAGCTGATCCTGATATATTTATATCGCCTGATGATCCTGCTCCACCTGCACCAGGAACGGCACTATATGAATTAGCAGAAGAACCACCACCACCACCTGTTGCAGTAGATAGTGTTCCAAAACTAGAACTTTGCCCAGCTCCACCAACAGTTATTGTTTCAGTAGCTCCTATTTGAGCGGCAGTTAATCTTCTCATAGAATATCCACCACCCCCGCCGCCGCCGCCTGCTTTTTGTGATTGAACTGCTTGAGTAGTTGCACCACCATTCCCACCGCCTGCTTGAACATGAACAATTACATGCGAAGGATTATTTGTAGCTTTTGTATAAGTCCCGCTTGTTGTATAAACAGTTTGAGCTATTAATCTTCCTGTTGCTCCCCCTGCCGCAGAAGTCCAAGTCGATCCATTAGAAGTAAGAACATTACCATTTGAACCAGGCGCTACAAAAGTTACGGCAGAAGTTCCAGCCCCTAATAAAACATTACCAGTAGTTAGTGTTGCCGCGCCTGTGCCACCATTAGCAACTGGTTGAGTGCCTGTAACGCCTGTGGCTACATCAAGCAAACCTGAAGAATTAACTTTATTGGCCAATTGTGATAAATTAAAAGCTTGTGTCATTTATTTCCCCTTATGCCGCACCTGCTGATGCGAATGTTTGTTGAACAAATACGACTGATGTCGTTGTATATGGCGTTGTTAAACTCCAAACGCCTGAAGAAGTAGTATAATCAACAGATTCCTCTAATAATACACCATTAGCATATAAATTAAAAGCATTAGCGCCGAAATTAAATGAATAATTAGTTTGATTTGCTACGCTAAAAGTTAATACATTTACAGGTGTTCCTGTTGGCGTTGTTAAATTATTACTACTAAATTGGATATTGACTAATTTACCAGTTGTTGTTGATGGAAAATTTCCTAATGTATTTGCTGATATATCAAAATCTTGCTCATTTAAAATAGTTCCATTTATAAATGGCAATTCATATCCTGAATGAAATTCCCATGTCGTAGGCGTATAACTAGAAGCTGAAGTTAAATCATCTTCAAATCTTGAAAATGCAGGATAAGATTGAGTGGCCGCACGATAATTATAAATGCTATCGCCAAATACAACACTTGTTACAGTCGTTGTAAATGTAATAGTGCGCGTTGAATAATTAACGCTAGATACAGTATATTGAGTTGGAGTGCCTGTATTGGCAAAAGTCATAATACTGCCAACTACAATAGCTTGATAAGGCATAGTTGCACTATCCCAAATTACATCTGCACCTGATACGCTATCAACAGTTAAAAAAGTATTATTATAAAATACTCCACTAGATTTAGCTCGCATAGATATAACTGCAATCACATCATTTAAAGTAGCACCTACGCTTAATGTTACACTTGCTGATGCGTCTGTGTATTCTGATTCTGATAACAAACATCCATTTTGAAATACTAAACATTGACCTACAATATAATCAGCATCGCGAGTTACGCTAAATACAGTTTGCGCTGAAGTAGCATCAAAATTATCAATCGTAATAAAAAAGTCATCAGGCGCAGTAAATCCTACCACTCGACCATAAATGTCAATAGTTAAAGTAGCCGCACTTCCTGTTTTTGTAGAAGGGCCACCAAAATCTAAAAATGTATCTAATGAAGCTACTACTTGACCTGTATTAGTATTTTGAACTTTAATTTGGCCTGTGCCAATTGTTGTAGTGCCTGTGCCAATAACTTGTCCAGTTGCTTGATCTAAATCAATAATATTTGGAGTTACACCTAAAGGATCAAGAGCTGACCATATTCTAGGATTAAATTTTA